GCATGGCAGAAAAAGCGCCAGCGTGACCAGAGCCGTTGAGCGGACAAGCAGTTTGTTTGTCCGCTATTTTCATGCCAAAAGGAGGACGCCATGTATATCAACACGTTCAAATACACGCCCAAAGATGTGAGCTGCCAGCTCTGTACCGAGTATGTGAAAAAGCTGGACTGTACCTCGTCGTCGCAAAGTCCGCTTGTCTCCGTTTCCGCCGATGGCGAAAACTGCGACCGCTCCCTTGCTCCTCCTCTCCCCACAAAGTCTGCGACTTTGCGGGGACCCCGAACCAGTTGCCTGTGGCTGGCCGAGCGCATTGAGGCCGGTGTGGTCGGCTACCGCGAGGCAGTCTTAGAGACATTTCCCCATGAACGCCGCCTGTTCCAGCGCCTGAACCTGCTGATCAAGCACTATCCCGGAAGCCTTTGGAGCAACGAGCAGCATGAGCGCCGAATGCAGTATCAATGTGCCGTGCAGGGCTACCGCCGCCGCAGGGATATTACGGCATTCGTGCTTGTGTTCCCACCGGAAGATGAGAACGACAAATACATCATCCTGCCGTACTTCTGGATACCGGAGGACAACCTCGAACTCCGAGTCCGGCGTGACCATGTGCCATACGATGTGTGGGAACGGCAGGGATACCTCCAAACCACTGAGGGCAATGTCGTTCACTATGGCTATATCGAGGAATTCATCGAAAGCCTGGGGGAACGCTTCAATATTCGGGAAATTGCCTTTGACCGCTGGGGTGCTGTGCAGATGATGCAGAACCTTGAGGGCATGGGCTTCACGGTCGTTCCTTTCGGACAGGGGTTCAAAGATATGTCCCCGCCCACCAAGGAACTGATGAAGCTGGTGCTGGAACAGCACATCGCCCACGGAGGGCATCCGGTTCTGCGCTGGATGATGGACAACATCTTCATCCGCACCGACCCTGCCGGGAACATCAAACCGGACAAGGAAAAATCCACAGAGAAAATCGACGGTGCTGTGGCAACGATCATGGCACTGGATAGAGCCATCCGCTGCGGCAATGACACAGGTGCTTCTGTCTATGATGACCGAGGTATTTTGTTTATATGACTTAGAATTTCACCCCCATTCTGTATATTCTCGTTGACACGGTAGTATTATTGAGATATAATATGACTACAAAATATTGGGGGTGTTTTTATGAGTCCAAGCATTTCTATCCGGCCTTCAAAGGATATCCGTACAAACTATGCGCAGATTTCAGCTCTCACCAGACAGAATCCGGTAGCGATTACCGTAAATGGCAAGGAAGATACCGTACTTCTCAGTCACGAAGATTTTCAGGATCAGATTCACTATATCAATGAACTGGAAGCAAAACTGGCCGTATATTCCCATCTGGCTCAGGCGATGGATGACATCAAACTCGGCAGAGTGCAGTCTGCGGACAATGCTTTCGCCGATATTCTCGGTGAATTGGAGAATCTGGATGTATGAATTGTAAAATCGTATTTACGGATACGGCCAAATCGGATCTCCGTGACATTGCTATCTATCTTGCAGATCTTTCAAAGAATAAAAAACTGGCCATTCGCTTTGTCAGGGAACTCCAGGAGAAAGTAAAGATCCTTGAGCAGTTTCCGGAGTCCGGTGCAATCCCCAGAGACCGTGTGCTAAAGAGTAATGGTTATCGTTTCCTTGTCCACAAGGAGTATCTTCTTTTCTACCTGTATGAAAAAGAAACGAACACGGCCAATATTATGGCAATTTTCAATGGAAAACGTGACTATATGCGGGTCATGAAAAAATTCTTGTAAACACCATTTGAATATGAAAGCGTCTATCGGAAACGGTAGGCGCTTTTCTTATGCCCATTTTGAAGGAGAGTGATTTAAGTGGGTATCTTTTCAGGGCTGTTCAAATCCAGAGACAAGTCCCAAAACAGAACGGCGGGCAGCAACTACGCCTTTTTCATGGGCAGTACGACCTCCGGCAAAGCAGTAACGGAACGCTCGGCTATGCAGATGACTGCCGTGTATTCCTGCGTCCGCATCCTGTCGGAAGCTGTCGCTGGACTGCCGCTACACCTCTACAAATACACGGACAGCGGCGGCAAGGCCATGGCGCTCGACCATCCGCTCTATCGCCTGCTCCATGATGAGCCGAACCCGGAAATGAGTTCCTTTGTGTTCCGGGAAACCCTTATGACCCACCTGCTCCTCTGGGGCAATGCCTACGCGCAGATCATCCGCAACGGCAAGAATGAGATTGTGGCACTGTATCCCTTGATGCCAAATAAAATGACCGTGGACAGAGACGAAGTCGGGCGATTGTACTACACCTACTATCGCGGTTCAGACGAAGCCATCAAAGATAAGGACTTCGCCGTAACGCTTCATCCCTCGGATGTGCTTCACATCCCCGGTCTGGGCTTTGACGGTCTAGTGGGCTACAGCCCCATCGCTATGGCGAAGAACGCCATTGGCATGGCAATCGCCTGTGAGGAATACGGTGCGAAGTTCTTCGCCAACGGTGCCGCTCCGGGCGGTGTGCTGGAACATCCCGGCACGATCAAAGATCCGCAGCGTGTGCGGGAGAGCTGGCAGTCCACCTTCGGCGGCAGCGGCAACGCCAATAAGATCGCCGTGCTGGAAGAAGGCATGAAGTACACGCCCATCGGCATCTCGCCGGAGCAGGCACAGTTCCTTGAAACACGAAAATTTCAAATCAATGAGATCGCTCGAATTTTCCGAGTCCCGCCCCACATGGTCGGCGACCTGGAAAAGTCGAGCTTTTCTAATATTGAGCAGCAGTCTCTGGAGTTCGTGAAATACACGCTGGACCCGTGGGTCGTCCGCTGGGAGCAATCCATCCAGCGGTCGCTTCTGTCCAAGGACGAGAAAGCGGCGTATTTCGTGAAGTTCAATCTGGAAGGTCTGCTTCGCGGCGATTATCAGAGCCGCATGAACGGGTACGCCATCGGTCGCCAGAACGGCTGGATGTCCGCAAACGACATCCGGGAACTGGAAAACCTTGACCGTATCCCGGCTGAGGAAGGCGGCGACCTGTACCTCATCAACGGCAATATGCTCCCGCTGAAAAACGCAGGAGCTTTTGCAGACACACCTACCGATGACGGAAAGGAGGAAGAACCCAATGAAGAAATTCTGGAATTGGAAGGACCAGACGGAGACAGCGGAACGGACACTGTTTCTGAACGGGACCATCGCCGAGGAAAGCTGGTTTGACGATGAGGTCACGCCGCAGCTTTTTAAGGACGAGCTCATGTCTGGCAGCGGAAACATCACTGTCTGGATCAACAGCCCCGGCGGCGACTGCGTGGCGGCGGCTCAAATCTACAATATGCTTATGGACTACAAGGGCGATGTGACGGTCAAGATCGACGGCATTGCCGCATCCGCAGCGTCCGTCATCGCGATGGCCGGAACAAAGGTGCTGGTATCTCCCGTGTCCATGCTTATGATCCACAACCCCATGACGGCTGCGTTCGGCAATTCGGACGAGATGCAGAGAGCCATTGAAATGCTCGGCAGCGTGAAAGATTCCATCATCAACGCTTATGAGATCAAGACGGGGCTTTCCCGTGCCAAGCTCTCGCACCTCATGGATGCAGAGACCTGGATGGATGCAAACAAGGCTGTGGAACTCGGCTTTGCGGACGGGGTCATGAGCCGTGCCGATGAGACTGAGGACATGGCCGCACCCACCGTTTCCATGCTGTATTCCAAGGCGAATGTGGTGAACTCTCTCATGGAGAAAATCGCTGCAAAGTGCGCCATTGAACCCAAACCCGCCGTGCCGGAGCGCACGGGACGCTCTGTAGATGAACTCAGAGCCAAGCTGAACACCATCAAAAACTACATTTAATATGGAGGTATTTCAATATGACGATCGTTGAACTGCGCGAAAAGCGCGCCAAGCTGTGGGACACGATGGAGGGCTTCCTCGACACCCACCGTGACCGAAAAGGCGTTCTGTCCGCCGAGGACGATACCGTTTATGCCAATATGGAGAAAGAACTGAACGATCTCACCAATGAGGTCAGACGCATGGAACGCCGCGATGCCATTGCCGCAGAGCTTGCAAAGCCCGTATCCTCTCCCATCACCGAGCAGCCCCAGAAAGCGACCGGCGAAACCAAGACCGGCAGAGCGTCTAACGCATCTGCGCGGCAAACGTATGCTCCACAATGTGCTCTCCGAGGGCGTGGACGCCAACGGCGGCTATCTTGTCCCCACGGAGTTTGAGAAGTTCATCGTGGACACGCTCAAGGAGGAAAATGTGATGCGCCGTCTGTGCAAGGTCATCACCACCGATAACGAGCGCAAGATTCCCGTTGCGGCGACCCATTCCACCGCTGCGTGGACGGCTGAAAATGCCGCCTACACCGAGAGCAATCCTACCTTCGTGTTTGAGGGAACTCCGGCTGACGGCATGGTGCAGCTGTTGTCCGGCACTCCGTTTTCTGTTGGCGTAATCGAAGCGGCCGGACGCGTGGAGTGCGCGTTCACCGACCAAAGCCCGCTCAGCCGCCGCAGCGCGCTCATGCGCTTTATTAACGCCTGCGGCTGCGAGGTGGAGTACGACGGGTACAAGATCAATCTGCGCAGGCATCGCGGCAGCACTGTTCGCAAATCTTTGATGGACGGCGAGAATGTGACCGATCTGGCCGTGACCGTTGACAGTCGGGAGAACACGCAGTCTTACGAGATTTCTCTCTTCAAAATGGCGGACCTGCAGGCGGGCGACGAGGTGAACATCACCTATACGCCGATGGGCGTGAATGTGGACACGCGCATCATCAGCATCGAGTACGACCCCTTCTACCGCTACACCGTGCGGGTGGAGGTTGGAGATTATGTGCCAAATCTCATGGCGTCCACTGCCACACAGCTTGACCGGGTGCGGCAGGAGTTTAAGGCGGCGGATGGAAAACTCATTTCAAGCATTCAGACTGTGGACGGGAATCTCTCCACGCTCTCGCAGACTGTGAGCGGCTTTAACACCCGTATCGAAAACGCCGAGGGCGCGGTATCCACGCTGTCCCAGGCGGTCGGCGGCTTTAATACGCGAATCGAAAATGCGGAAGGCTCCGTTTCTACCCTGACGCAGACCGTGAACAGCTTCAAAACCCGCATCGAGACGGTGGAGGGCAACATCACCTCGGTCACGCAGACGGCAAACAAAATCAACTGGCTGGTGAAGTCCGGCACATCCGCCTCTGATTTCACCATGACCGACCGGGCCGTCAAGCTGGTGGCGGATACTATCGACCTCTCCGGCTATGTGACGATCTCCGCCCTCGGCACGGCGGGCAAGACCACCATCAATGGCGCGAATATCACCACCGGCACCATCCATGCCGACCGCATCGACACCTCCACGCTGAAGGTCAAGACCATCTACTCTCAGTCCGGCAAGGTCAGCTTGAAGGAGTATACCAGCACCACCATGTACATCGGCGGCGACGGTACTTGGAACTACGACTACACATACATTTTCGCCGGAACACAGATCAAACTTGCTTCGTGGGACGGCGTTGGCACACATGCGCTCATTGTGGAAACCACAAACCACTGCATCCGTCCCGCAACGATCGTGGACTGGGATCTGGGGAATGCCTCCTATCCTTTCGGCAACCTTTGGTGCGAGAACATTCAGATCCGCTCCGGCTCGAACACAGTTGCACGATTTGGATTCAACAGCGGCACCTTTGAGTGCCTGTTCTCCGGTGCTGCGGTCAACCGTCTCGGCTCGTCCACCTATTACTGGGACACGGGCTACATTGAAAAGCTATACCTCAGTTCCAACTGCTATCTTTCCGCCAGTGCAGGAAAGCTGTGCGTTAACGGCACAGCCATTGGCGGTGGTTCTGACCCCAACATGGCCGGAGCAGAAGTCAAGATGGGCGGCAGCACCAGCTATTACATCACGGCAAACACTTCCCGCGAACTGAAGCCGTCCTCAAGCAGCACCTCGTACCCCTTTTACCTGGGTACGGCAAGCCTTTACTGGCACTACGCCTATCTCGGTTCTGTGCAGGTAAAAATCGGCTCAAGCAACAGCTCAAGGATCGGTTTCTTTTCCACTAGTCCCATCGCACGGCAGACGCTCAGCACCTATTCGCAGAATATGGGCTATTCGTCAGCAAGCTCATCCAACTATCTGAAAATTCTGAACAACCTGGTCGGCATCCTTGTGAAATACGGGTTGATCGGCACTTAAGGAGGAAAACGCACATGAAAGTACAACTGAAAGACATCGTTCTGGCGGTTCCGGCGCTGTCCAAGCTGTCTGCCAGAGATCTGCAGCTTCGTCTTGCCTACAAGCTCAAGCGCATAATTACCGCCTTGCAGAAGGAGGCGGATTTCTTTGCCGAACAGCGGCAGAAAATCTTTGAAAAATACGGCACGTCAAAGGAGGACGGCAGCTTTGATTTCTCCGCAGAGAACGAGCCGAAAGCCGCCGCCGAACTGGAAGAACTGTTAGAAATGGAGGTCACGCCGGAGGTGGAAGCTATCGACATTCCCATCACGGAAAACCTGCTGTTATCCGCAAACGACATCGGACTGCTGATGCCGTTTGTTCATTTTACAGAGGAATAAGGAGGAAACGAATATGAAACAGATTTGGAATGGCATTCAGGCCGCGTTCACTGCCCTGGGCGGCTTTCTCGGCTGGTTTCTCGGCGGTGTGGATGGATTCCTGTATGCCCTGATTGCCTTTGTGGTGATCGACTACATTACCGGCGTTCTGTGTGCTATCTCGGACAAGAATCTTTCCAGCGCGGTGGGCTTCAAGGGTATCTGCCGGAAGGTACTGATTTTCACCCTTATGGGCATTGGAAACATTCTGGATGTCTATGTACTCGGTGGGACAGGTGTTCTGCGAACGGCGGTCATTTTCTTCTACCTTTCCAACGAGGGTGTGAGCCTGCTGGAAAACGCCGCACACCTGGGCCTACCGATCCCCGAAAAGCTGAAAGAAGTGCTAGAGCAGCTGCATGACCGCGCAACCGATGAAAAGGGCGGTGAAGAGTAATGGCTTACACGAACAGCCCTCTGGTATCCTACACCAAGCTCAGCCCGAACCACTCCGGGCAGCGCACCCACAGCATTGACCGCATCACGCCCCACTGCGTGGTGGGTCAGTGCAGCGTGGAAACGCTCGGAAATGTATTCCTGCCGACATCCTGTCAGGCAAGCTCCAACTACGGCATTGGCGTGGACGGCAGAGTCGGGATGTATGTAGAGGAGAAAAATCGCTCCTGGTGCTCGTCCTCCGCTGCCAACGACCAGAGAGCCGTGACCATTGAGTGCGCCAGTGATGCCACTGAGCCGTATGCGTTCAAGGATGTGGTGTACCAGCGGCTCATTGAGCTTTGCACCGACATCTGCAAACGCAACGGCAAAACCAAGCTGCTCTGGCTGGGCGATGAGGACAAGACGCTCGGCTATACGCCCGCACTGGATGAGATGGTGCTGACCGTCCACAGATGGTTTGCGAATAAATCCTGCCCCGGCGACTGGATGTATGCCCGCATGGGCGACCTTGCAAAAAAGGTCACGGCGGCGCTGGGCAATCAGGCTCCGGCATCGTTGGACAACGCCCCTGCCACATGGTCGAAGGACGCTGTGAACTGGGCGTTGGGAAACCGCCTTCTGCTTGGGGATTCAAACGGTAACCTTAGTCTCCGTGGCTTTTACAGCACTTGTGAAGAAGGCTAGGCTTCCGCTTCGTCGTAAGTAAAGCTCAGCTGCTCCATGACCATCTGCTCTTCCTGCTCTGAAGAACGGCCAAACAGTTTCTTTTTGGACAGCTTCAGCTGCTCCAGCAGCCACTCATTTTGCAGTGTCAGGCTGGTAATGACCTGCGCCTGTTC